CCCATATGCTAAAACTTGTCCAGATTATCGCGTTAATTTTTTGAATTATTATTATGTACTTTTTAAGTTCTGTGAACTACTTGAAGAAACACAATATTTGGAAGATATTCCTTTATTAAAAGATCGTGAAAAATTAATTGAACAAGATGAAACATGGAAAAAAATGTGTGTTGAAATAAATTGGGAGTTTATTCCTACTGTTTGAACATTGGTAATTGTCTTATAATACTTGTAATCTATTTCCCTTTTCATCAAAAATCCATATGTCATACTTATATCCCAAATTTATCGCAGCTTGTTGTTTTTCTAAAACATTATTTTTTGCTTGATTAGTCCACGTTGATTTCACCTCAATACAACGATTCTGTGATTTAATAAAGAAGTCAACAAAATGTCTTCTTTTCTTACCAGTTTTATCATCATACCATATCTCAGGAACATCTTTTCTATTTGTAATAATATCATCTTCTAAAATATGTTCTATATTAAGTAATTCATCTAGCGCAAAATTTTCATAACCTTGATAATCTATTATTTTATCTGATGGCATTTTATATTTTTTTGTAGAATATGAATTCTTCAACATTTTTTCACTAATTTCGCTATTTTGCGAGTGATGCTCAACTCCATATTTTTCAAGATTATTTTTTATCATTTTTTGTTTAACATCAAAATTACCAACTGCTGATTTACAACCATACTTTATTAAAACAGTATTCAATGTTTTATCTTTAATAATCTTATTTTGTTGTGGATTTTCTACACCGTATTTAATTATGTTAGTTGCCTTGGATTTTTTCTTAACTTCTTCTGACTGTAAAGGAAACTCTGTTCCGTATTTTGCTAAGCTTTTTTCCTTTTTTTGTTCTTTAATTTTGTCTAATTGTGAAATATGTTCTACACCATATTTTTCTAATATTGTATTTTTGTGTTTTTGCTTAACTTCTTCATTTTTCATAGCACTATCGAATCCAAATTTTTTTAAATTTGTTTCTATTATTTTATGTTTTCCAATTTCTTTACAACAATTAGCACAATACCCATTAAGTTTAATAAGTTCTCTAAATGACCTATTGAATATATCATCACATCCATTAGTTATACATTTTCCATTAATTATTGTATTTCTATTAATTATTTCATTATCATAATTGTTAATCAATGTAATATTGCTTTCTTCACAAAAGTGTAATAAATGTTCTATATTATATTTACATTTTAACGCCCATTGTTGTTTTCCATTATTTACACAACAATTATAACAATATGCTCCTGTTTTTATTAACTGTCTAAATGATTTATCAAATTCATTATTGCAATCGCAAGTAATACATCTCCCCTTTATTTTATATTCTCTATTTAATTTTATTTGGTCGTAATTCTCCAGCAAAGTAATTTCATTATCTTCGCAATATTTATCAAATGTCTCATTATTATATAGCATGTCTAATATATGACATAATTCATATCATAAAATATAATTCAATTTTTATTAATTTATATATTATTAAAACAACTTAAAGCTACCACACCATATTATGGTTATAAACCTCCTGGAAATCCAACTAGCGAGGCTCCAATTCCAAATCCCGCTCCAGATCTAGCATTAACACCCATTGAAGGAATGTATGTATCTAAAATAGCAAAAGTCGCCGCCGCAGTTAACGCAAGTAATGCTATTTCTTCAAGATTTAGCGAGCGTTTTGGGATCGCGAAAGCAGCAATAGCAACCATTAACCCTTCAATTAAATACTTAATAATGCGCTTAATAAGTTCAGTCATATCAAACATACCCATCTTTATATAAAATATAATAAGAAAAAAATATATTATTAATTTTAAAAGAAAATATATTGTTAAATTAAAACTTAAACCCAATAATTCATTAAAATATATAATGAGTAAAACTAACGCTTATAAAAAGCCATTTGAGAGAAAGAACAAGAAAGACGGAACTATTAATCCAAAATATGTTGATATGTTAGAGGTCGATAAGCCTATTGCCGGACAAAATTTTGGCTGTTTTTCTTTTGTATCTCCTGAAAAAATCCTAAAACAAAGAGAAATGTATTACTTTGAAGAATTCCTAAAGCAATGGGATATGAACAAGTCTATGGAAAAATTCCATCAATTTCTTAATTTTGTTTCTTTTAAATACAAATTACAGTTTGAAGAAGTTATGAAGGATTTCGAAACCTTTGTAAAGGAAGAACGTGCTACGATTATCAATTCATCTATTGAAGACGATTATAAGACGTTTTTGGATCGCGATGAGGAAGACCTTGAAAAGAAATTTAACGTTAAACATAATTTCCAAACATCTGTTAGAGGGTTCAAGTCTAGAGGAAACTTCGCGTCTCAAGAGGAAGCCGAAATACGTGCTAAACTTTTAAGAGAAACTGATCCTAGTTTTGATGTTTTTGTTGGACCTGTTGGCCTATGGTTGCCTTGGGAACCCGAGGCTTATAAAACAGGACGTGTTGAATATTTGGAAGAAGAGCTTAATCAACTAGCGCAAGAGAAGAAGAAGAACGAGACTATTGCCAAGTCCACTTTTGAACAACGAATTAAAGAAACTAAACAAAAGGCTATCGAGGAAAACAAGAAAAATTCTGAAAAACATGGTAATGTTCTTACTCAGGACATTGATAAAGATGGCAATTTAATTGGTGCTGGACATAATACAACTGAAAGCACGTTTGCTTCTAAGGAGCCTGAGTCTATTTCTGTTGCGGATATCCGTTCTGAACTATTTGATGATGCTAATGTTGTTATAGGCAAATCGGATTATGGACAAAGCCAATTAACATCAGGGCCATTCGCTAATAAAAAGACCGAGTAAATATATTTATATAGTCTGTTATAAATTATTAAATTATTATAAAATATATTGTACTTATAATATATTATATGGGAAAGTTAGGTATATTAGCAACAACATCGCTTATGTTTAATGTTGTTTCATTTTTTTCACTTGTTAGTAATATTTATAGTACTCATAATACTATTAGCTTTACTTGGTTTTATTTATTCGGAAACCTTATTGCGCAAATACTATTAATTATATATGGATTAATTAATAAAGCTCCTGAAATTTACGGACCGACACTGTTGTTATGTGTTGGCTTATTGTATATTATGTATAATAAATTTACATATGGGGTTAGCAGTATTGATGACAAACCGAAATAATTTGTTTTATTGTAATTATTATTTATTATTTATTACCATTTGCTCTTTTTTACCGAAATTTTGGGTCCTTGACCACGTTTCTTCACATTATTTGGATCATATTGTTCTTCATCGTCATCGTCATTAATCTGTTTAGACAATTCCCAGAATTCTTTTGACCCTAACTTAAAGTCATTATGTGCTTCGGCTTTATACCAAAACACTTGGTCTTGTATCTTATTTGATTTAACATTATTATTAATAACCAAACATTCATAATTCTCAGTACATTGATCCATTACTTGACAAAATGATTCAAATGTCGGAAACATACCAGCATAATTTTCATAAATACGCTTTCTGTTGGCGATATATGGTTCTCTCAAAATAAATACATAATCAATGTTAGTTCTTAGTGTTGGTGGAATACCTAAAGGGTATTGCATAGTTATAAGCAACATTACCTTCCAGTGTCTCAAGTATACCATTTTCATTTAGACATTTCTTTCTAAAATCATTAAATTTATGCTTTTTAAATGGGCATAACATCCTCTCGGATGGGTTTAGACTATATCTTAAGGCATCATTGTAATTGGTTAGATTACTCAACCCCACGGGCGTTTAGTCGTTGAACTTTCATCATATCCTTTACCATAACGGACTTAGATGATTAGCTGCGGGTTATCTCTATTTTATACATTTTTACTATACCTTATGTGATTAGCATAAGCCACTAATATATTTCTATAATAGTTTAGTAGTATAAACCTTTAAAGAACTCTAAGGTCCTTAACAAGACGTCTCCGCAATTTGGACGTGTCGCATATTATTTTAAAAATAATATACTAGCCATTCTTTTGAAATGACTATGGCAAACAATTCACCATTCATAAATAGAAGTCGCATCATTTTATCACGCGCCCAAGTGTTATCATATAAGCAATCATCTAAGATTACAAACGTTCTAGGATCAATAGTACTTCGTTTAAATTGTTCCATCTCCTTTCTTATTTGTTTCAATACTCCCCTCTGTCTCTTTAAAATATTTTCAATGATTGCTGTATTATATTCATTATGAATAAACAATTTCGGAACCAATTTTCCATAAAATCCGTTTCCTTCTTCTGTTCCAGAAATAACAGTTCCGATAGGTATATCTTGATGATAATATAGTAAATCTCTTACTAAAAATGATTTACCAGTATCACGGCGCCCAATTAAAACACCCACTGGACCTTTAGACTCATTTGGTTTAAAACTAATACTTTTCATATCAAACCGTCTTAAATCTAAATTCATTATACTATACTAAATATTAATTTTTTTTTATATTGACGAATCCTTTTTATAACCAAACTTATATATATATATACCTTTAAAAAAGGTATAACCAAACAAAAAAAAATATATATATATATATATGTCAAAAAATATTCATGTTATTGGACCATATAATACTGGAACTAATTTACTGTTTAATATAATAAATAATTCAGAATGTATTGACTTAATACAAAATAAATCTATATCTATCGAACATCAACATCGGCCCTTTGGTAAACACACATTAGATATAAAAATAATTGAAAATTATCTTAATAATCCAGATAATTTATTGATAATAATGTATAAAAACGTTAATAATTGGTTATATAGCATAAAAAAGGCACATTATGATATTAAATATACCAAATTATATTTTCCTGTGGAACTTGATAACAAAAAATTTCCTAATATGATTGAATTATACAATTTTTATTATATAAATTATATGTCCCTTTTAGAAAAATATCCAAATGCTATATTTTTAGATTATAAAATGGTTATTAATAAATCAAAATCTTATGATTATATCAATAATAAATTAAGTAAAATTAATTTATTTATTAATTTAAAGAATAAATTTAATGAAACATTAATGACTCCTGCTAAAAATCATGGAACATCTGTTAAAAACGTAATTGAAGCCAAAGAAAGTTATTCTGGTATACAAGATATGGTGAAAAAATTTTTACTAAAAAAACCAAAATTTAAACGTAGTATTAAACCAGTATTGATTGACTATTACGAAAAATAAAATAACTTTTTATAAAGGAGTTTATAACATTTAGGATTTTTATAACTTATAAAAAATAATAAGTTAAATACAATTATAATTTATATTTTAATTAGCTAATGACAATTTCTGTAAATTATCAAAAACGGAAGAATACCAATCTCTTCAATCTATTTCAAACTAACAAAAACATTAACTTGACAAATGTTCAAAATTATATACCTATTTATGACAGATTTTTTTCACTTAACAATACTAATTGGAATGCCATTAATTTAAATCATCAATGGTCTATTTCGGATATTAAGGACTCAAAAAAAAAGAAGAATGATGATGAAAACGAACATGTTTTTACTTGTAAACTTAAAAATATTAACGATGACGATGATTTCACTACAACACAAAATGTGTTTATCAAAATGGCCCCACTCTTAGATCCATTTAAATATGTTGTTGGTAAATATAACCACACCGATCCTCAATTGTTTAATCTTCCTTCATTTGATAAAACGGCTAAGATTCATCCAAAACTTGATGATCCTAATAATTCTGCATTTGTTGATGGGTTTTTTTCGTTTTTGTCAAGTAAATTATTACACGAACATAAGTTTATTCACGGTCTTGATTATTATGGATCGTTTTTAGCCATTAAAAACGATTATAAAATTAACATTATAGATGATATAGATTATTTAATCCAATCTGAATTTTTTGTAAAACAACAAAATGTATTATTTAAAGTAGAGGATTATACTCATTTAATTACAAATAATGATCCTAAACCACTACAACCTTTAAAAATTTCTTCTAGTTTAAAATCCGTTGCGTCTATAACATCTATTGATGAATCTATATTTGAAAATATATTCGAAAATACA